TTTAGCAGTCTAGATGGCATGTGTTGTTGTGCTGATTACAGTGATTTTGGGGACAACAGCCTCGACCGGTGCACCAACAGTATCCACCAAGCAAGCACTTAGCGGCAACCGTAGTGGCAACCATCATCATGGTTGAAGCAGTGTTGCTTGATACCCTCGACCGTTCCGTGAGTACCGTGCTTGCAACCGGAGCAGCTACACTCATTAGGGTCGCATTCCTTTGCATGCTTAGCCATTAAGCGTCACATCCTCACTTGCGTCGATGGCAGTGGATGAACACCTTGCACCAGATGCAACCGCATCCGCAGTAGTACTTCTTATCCATAGATCCCCGTCGAAGAATCGAACTCCGGTCAGATGTTTACAAGACACCAGCTCTACCACTGAGCTAACAGGGCATGAAAGCCAGCGGCAACTGGCTTTCGGTCAAACCACCTAGGTTATGCGTCGGAACGGTGGGACTTGAACCCACGATCTCTCGTGTATCAGACGAGTGCTCTAACCAGCTGAGCTACGTCCCAGGGGTGATCGGGCGGAGTTGAACCGCCATCTGATGAGTCACAGTCACCAGCTCTTCCATTGAGCTACGACCACAGTGCCACCAGAAGGATTCGAACCTTCATCCACCGCATTTTGAATCCGGCTGCTTTACCATGTTAGCACATGGTGGCGTTACGTGTCTGGGAATCGAACCCAGCATGCCGAAGCGAGAGTTTTACAGACTCCCTTGCGCAACCAGCGCCCACGCATTGTGCTCCCCGCCGAGGATTCGAACCTCGATCGCCTGGTTCAGAGCCAGGAATCCTGCCGGTTGAACGAACAGGGAACAATGGGTACTCCCATACCCACAGAGTCAGACGTACGGGATTCGAACCCGCGCCTACTACCTTGACAGGGTAGCGCTCTAGCCACTAAGCTAACGCCCGTTGAGTTTGTTATGAGGAGACCACTCCCGTTTAGCCATACTGAGTGGCTTGCTTCGATCTAACTTTCCCTGCCGTCGCAGGGTAGGCCCTTTGCGCAGCGAAGCGATGTTGCCTAGGACACTCCTCATAACCAACGCTGACATAGCAGGATTCGAACCTGCATCTTGGTGATTAACAGTCACCCGCTTTTCCAGTTAAGCTATACGCCATGGCAAAGTGTGTAGGAATCGAACCCACGCTAAGAGGTTTGGAATCTCTTGTGCTACCATTACACCAACACGATGTACTCGGTGAGAGAATCGAACTCCCGTTAGCTGCGTGTAAAACAGCGGCCCTCCCATTGGACGAACCGAGCAACGAGGGCGGATTAACATTATCCTAAGTTGGGCTTCTGCCCCTCCCGGAATCTAACCGGTATTACCCTCTCGTCCGGATGGTCGGATTCGAACCGACGTTCTCCTGCTCCCAAGGCAGGCGGGTTAAACCACTTCCCTACACCCGATTGTTGTACTGCGTACTCCCCGTCAGATTCGAACTGACACTGCCCAGATTCTAAGTCTGGTGCCTCCTACCAATTGGGCTAGAGGAGCAGAGTGTTCGTACCAGGACTCGAACCTAGATCAGCCGTTTAGGAGACGGATGCTCTGTCCTTTGAGCTATACGAACACGAAGCGGAAACCCGAGGAATCGAACCCCGTAAGGTGTTACCCTTTGACTGTTTTCTAGACAGCTTGCCACCATTGGCCTGGAATCCATTGAGGCAGTGTTGGTGAGTCTGCCAACTCGCCCGTTTTCCAGTCTACGGGTCAGACCTCTTCGGCCGTTAGGCCAGCGGAAAGAGTAGGATTCGAACCTACGACACCCGAAGGTGTTACGGCTTAGCAGGCCGCTGCATTACCACTCTGCCATCAATCCATGCGTACCTCACGGGAGAATCGAACTCCCATCTTCTGTTTGGAAGACAGACATCATAAGCCATTAGACCAGTAAGGCATGTTCTTACGTACTCCCACAGGGATTCGAACCCCGATTCCCAGGGTAAGAGCCTGGTACTCTGAACCAGTTGAGTTATAGGAGCAGAAACTGCGTGGGTTTCGAGCCCATTGCTAGGCGTTTTGCAGACGCCCCCCAGACCACCTAGGTTAGCTCACAGTAAGCCGACAATCCAGGAATCGAACCTGGGACTTCCGGGCTTCAACCGGACGCTTTACCAACTAAGCTAAGAGCCGAAGTATTGCTGAGCAGACTTGAACTGCCACCGTCAGATTGAGAGTCTGACATGCTGCCTTTACACCACAGCAACGTACCCCTGGAGGGAATCGAACCCCCATCTGAATGCTTCGTAGGCACCCGCTCTGTCCGTTAAGCTACAGAGGTATTGACGGATCTTGAATCAGGCAACCCACCCGCAGGTGTCCGTCTAGGGTTCGCGTGGCGAGGATGGGATTCGAACCCACGTCGTACGGCTTATGAAACCGCGCTGGAACCTAACTCCAGTCCACCTCGCTACGAGCTGGTTTCCCAGCTCTGGGAACTACTTTACCACAAGATCTCTAGCTTGTCAACCCAGCAACTACTCGATGTCCTCACGCTTGGGCATCTTGTCAGGCAGGGCTGCCTTGTTGGCCTCATCGTACATCTTGCGAGCAGCCTCTTCAGCCACCTGCCGAGCGATCTCGGCCTCGATCTCCTCAGGAGTCACCGGGACCTCCGCTGTCCACTCTTGTTGGTCAGGACGGTTGTACCGTCCTCCTGCTGAACCAGATCACTGTCCGTGCCCGAAGCAACCACCCGCCCCTTTGGGGCCTCAACAGGCTTACCCTGCGGGTGATAGTCCTCGCCAGGCGAGGGGATGTAGTCGTAACCGGTACGTTCAAGCCTACTCATCTTCATCCAGCCAATCGTAGATTGCAGCCATGTAGCTGTTGTAGGTTTCCCGATAGGTCAGAGCCAGAGCCCAGGTTTCCTGAATTTCTTCAGGAACTTCCCAAGACTCGAACCACTCGATAGCATCTCCGCCTTCCCACTCGAACTTGGCGGCGATGGTTTCCTTGCTATACCTGCTCATACAATGAGCCCCAACTTCTAGACCCGATCTTGTACTCCGCTGGGATGTCCAGCGGACCAACCCTTGTACTCATCAAGCTTACCACATCCCTGACGATTGTCAAGTCGTTCGGCAGGCTGAACAGTACCTCGTCGTGGATGGGCAACCTCATGTTGCCCACGTACCCAGCATCGTACAGTCTAATCATAGCATGGGCTGTCAAGTCCCGGCAACCGGACTGGATGTAGTAGTTGAAGGCCGCGTACTCGTGACCCTCGTCCACAGGCAACCTACGACCGGTCCAGGTCTCAACGTAGCCGTGCTCCTTGGCGAACCGCTGAAGGCGGTCAGAGAGCCCAGTCATGCCCCTGTACGCTGTCTTGATACCGTTGCGGACGGCAACGGCCTGTTCTCGGGTCATGCCCTGGCGGACAAGACCACTGACACCAGCACCATACCCTACAGCAAAGTTACCCATCTTGCCCAGGTCATAGTAGGGTGTGCCCTTGGACACATCCTTACCAGGGAAGGCCACGCCAGCCGTGATCATGTGCAGGTTCTCCCCATTCCGGAAAGCCTGGATCATGCGGGCATCGGGAGCCTTAGCTGCGGCGAACCGCAGCTCCTGATTGCTGTAGTCTACACCCACAATCAGTTCGTTCGTGTCTGCCACAAAGCAGGAACGCACCAGACTGTCGCCAGACGGCAGGGTTTGTGCTGGAATCCCAGTAATAGAGAACCTTGCAGTCCGAGCACGGAGGGTATTCGTTGAAGGGTGTACCCGACCAGAAGAATCGGCTGCGTCCAGGAACTTCTCTACCCAAGTCTTCCTCCACTTACCAGCCTTCTTACCTGCTACAATAGCCCGCACCAGCGGGTCATCCATGTTGGCTGCGAACAAGTTCTTGTCAACCTTTGGATTACCCTTTGCTGTCAACTCGCTGACCTTGATGCCGCGCTTGAGAAGCGCGTGGTACACCTGATCGTTGGAGTTGATGTTCTCCAGACCGTACTCCAACGCGGTAGCCTTGTGGTGGCATTCCTCATCATAGAGGTCATCCGCAAGCTGCTGTGTGTAGTCGAAGTCCAGCAGGAAGCCCTTCGCGTCCATGAAGGCCGCGATCATAGCCACCTTGTGGTCATTCCTAGTCAGTTCACTGTTCGTATCAACCTGCTTAGACAGGATCAGGAACAGGCGAGCGGTACCGATTGCATCGGTACCAGCATACATCAGGTACACCTCGTTGTCAATGGGCATGTACCGATACATGTCACCATCAGAGGTACCTGCTCCCTTGGGGAGCAGCTTCTCCCTGCGCAGGCGCAGGTACTCGTCCTTCAGTTCCTTCTTGAGCTTGAAGCAGTCTGGGACGTAGTACTTCAGCAACTCGTCCAGGGTCTGGCCGATGCCGCCTTCCTCCATACCGCGTGGATCCACCTGGTGCGCCAGAATCTTGGTATCCCGAGTCTGCGCAAACAGAGCCTCCACGCTCATGTACGGGGCGTGTCGTACGAGCACCTGAATGTCATACGATGCGTTGTGCATGATCAGGCGCTTGCCACGTAGACGCTCAAGGAGCGTCGGCAGCATGTTCCAGTACGTTTCTACGGGGAACACGAACGCCTGTGTAGGCGTAGCAAGGGCAATCAAGCGAAGCTTGTGCCCATCGGAGTAGATGTCCAGACCCGTAGTCTCTGTGTCCAGCGCCAGTGTATGCTGGCGCTCCATCCACTCCCACATCACGGTCAGGTCCTCGTGCCTCTCAGGCACGTAGATGCTACCGTTAGCAAGTACTCTCAAGCTAGCTCCTAGCTAGTCTCTTCCTTAACTGCTGGTGTTCGTAGTCTAGACCTGGATCATGGTGGCTGTCAACCCAGCTACATAGCCCCTGGTCACAGGGGCTTGACAGGGTGTGCTAGTCTTGTAGACATGAGCATCAAGTCCGACGTTGCCAAGAGGGTGCGCAAGAGCGCACGTATCGCGAACTACCAGCAGGCCACCTTTGCCTCTGACTACCAGTTCGACTATGATAGCACACTGTTGGAAGAGGGCAAGTACCGTGAGTGGTTCTGGGATGGCCTACAGGAGTCACAGGTTGCCTACCTGCGGCAACCACCCCGAGTTGACAAGGTGGTTCAGGAGCCTGTAGCCTATGATGGCTGGGAAGCTGAGCAGCCACGCAAGTGGCAGCATGACGCAGCTTGCCGGGATGCAGATCCTTTGATCTTCTTTCATGATGGCAACCAGCCTAAGCTGGCCTACCAGCGCAAGGACGCCGAGTGGCGTGAGTATTGCCCACAGTGTCCTGTACGAGATACCTGCCTGAGTGCAGGCCGTGACTCGGAGTCTGTGGGGATCTGGGGTGGTGTGTACCGCTTCCACCCGAGGAACAGTAGTGACCTCCACAAGATCGAGGAACTGGATGATAGAGTTTGAAGTACCTAAGCACGTAAGCCATTCAGCGATCAACAACTATCTGCGCTGTGGAAAGGCTTACGAGCTTGGGAAGCTCGGAGTGCAGGAGTCGCCCGCGTGGTGGCTCCTGGGTGGCAGTGCAGTGCACAAGGCCACGGAATGGATCGATAAGGGCGAGTGGGACGATGCTCCCGAGATGGCCTTTCACAAGGCCTTCTACGACGAGATCATACGGACAGAGCAGTCGTTCCCAGATCGTAATGAATGGCGCAAGGCAGGCTACGGTGCTCGTGCCCAAGGCTACGAGCACTGGTTGGAGCAGGGTCCACGGTACGTTAAGCAGTGGGCCAGCCACGGTGCCTTGTTCAGTGAAGTCGAGTACGATGTTTCTACCACGCTGCCTTCTGGGATCAAGATCAAGGCTTATGTGGACCGTGTAGAGGTCTCACCTGAAGGGGTCGATGTCATCGACCTCAAGACGGGATCTACACGTCCTGACTCTGACCAGCAGCTGGGCATCTACTCCGTGCTTACCTTGCACAAGCTGAACCAGGACACGAAGTACACTGTACCAGACATGCGTGTGGGTCATCAACTTCACGGTGCCTACAACTACATGTTCAAGGACGATGAGTTCTACGAGATGAACGTGTCTAACTGGACACTAGAAACTGTTGACGAGATAGCAAAGGAATGGTACAATGGTATCAGCTCCGGCGTTTTCCTCCCCAACCGTGGCAAGCAGTGCGGAACTTGTGGCGTTGCAAGAGCTTGCTTCCTCGCCTCAGGCGATACAGTTGATACACGAAGCTATGACAAGCTCAACCCCAACTATGAAGGGTAGCATGGTTACCAAGAAGGAAACACCCCCTAGCACCACGGAAGACCCGTGGGGCGTGGAGCAGGGCTTCTCTACTGAGGCTCCTGTGATCGAGTTCCCGAACGAGCGGGACTTTCTGACTGTGACCCTGAAGGCTGGCGGAGGTTATGATGCTCCCTGGCTGGTGGCCCACACCAACAGTGTTGAAGAGGCTCTGGAGTTCCTTCAGCACGAGCAGCTTGATGAGCTGATGGACCTGACTGCCCGCAAGGCGAAGGAACTGGCGCGTGCTTTCGGTGGCGCTCCGGTGGTCGCTAAGCCTGCGGTGGGTGCTAGCAGTGGCTACAAGAAGCCTGTGGCTTCCGGTGGGTCTACGGACCTTCCTGAGGACAACTGCCCGGCTCACAACTGTCCGCTGGTCCACGTTGAGGGTTTCACCAACCCGAAGACCGGTAAGACCATCTCGGCTCGCGTAGCGTGCCCGGTTCCGAACTGCCGCAAGCTCACCTACTGGCAGGAGCCTGATGGTTCCTGGACCCGCAAGGAGCAGTAATAGTGTCGGTGTTCATTGACAAGAACGACAATCTTCGGATTGGGCGTATCGCTACCGCTGTGGTGGCCAGCTTGCTGGCCATCATCCTGTTCTTCTTCAGTCTGTCCGTAGGCTTTGGTGCCTACGGTCGCTGGAGCAAGGTTCAGGAGGCGAAGAACAAGGCTCAGACGGCGCGTATCGACGCGGCCAACCAGGCTCAGGTCAATCAGCTTCTGATCAACTCTGCTGACCAGCAGATCCAGATTCACCAGAAGCAAGCTCAGATCCGTCTGGCTGACGCTGTGGGTATCCGTGAGGCGCAGGATGAGGTCTCCAAGACCCTGACTCCGCTGTACGTCCAGTTCGAGATGGTTGACGCTCTGAAGACCATCGCTGAGAGTGGCAAGAACAACACGGTGGTGTATATCCCGACCGGCGCGAATGGTATTCCGCTGATCAGCAACACCGACCAGACACAGGTCGGTACTCCGAAGGGCTAACCTTTGAAGATCTACCTATTCCAGGATGTCCATGTCAGTGACTACAACTACCACTCCAGTGGGTCTGTTCTGGTCATTGCCGCAACCGATGGGGAAGTGAAGGCTCTGCTAGAGCCTACTGAGGTGCGGCTGGACGAGGAAGACTGGAAGCATGTTCGAACCTTCCCGACCCACCAGTACATTCCGAAGGAAGTGTTCATCTTTCCGGACGCAGGGTGCTGCTAGTTGAGTTTCAAGCTCGCTCGCGCTGTTAGGCGGGGGCTCACGAACGGTGAGCCCCTTCCGGATGTGTTCCGATCCTTCAAGGATCGAGGGATTCGGTTCTATCGGGGCACCACAGCCCTGTTCGTGGGCTCTTCTGGTTCTCTGAAGACCATGTTTGTCGGTGAGATGGTGGACCGTATGAAGGTCCCGACCCTCTACATCAGCAATGATACCAACGAGCTAGACCAGGTGGCAAGGTACCTCGCACGGCGCACCAAGCAGGACTCTGAGATCATGCGTGAGAAGGCCCTGAAGCGCCCTGAGTGGGCTGCTGAGGTCTTGTCCGACCAGGACTGGGTGCGCTGGTCCTTCGACCCTTCTCCGTCCCTTGAGGACATCGAGGAGGAGATCACAGCGTTCGAGGAACTGTGGGGGGACAACCCTCACCTGGTGATCGTTGACATTCTGATGAAGGTGGACTACTATGAAGAGGGTGGTGGCTCGCTAGAGTCCATCGCCCGCTACCTGGACAAGCTGGCTCGCGAAACCGGTGCATGCATCGTCATGATTCACCACGCGAGTGAGAATGAGCCCGGTAAGCCCTGTCCTTCGAAGAAGTCCATCCTTTACAAGGTGGATAAGTTCGCGGTCACCATCATCACGACAGCCTTCATCGATGGGTTCTTCTACGCGGCTCCTGTGAAACTGCGAAACGGCAAGTCTGACCCATCCGGTGAGACATTTGTCATGTTTGAAGTAGATCCGTCCATCGCAACATTCAAGGAGCTAGAATGAGCCGGTGGCTCAAGCATCATGAGGGTCCGATGTATCGTGTGGTGATCGAAAACCACGTATCGGACCACAAGACATATTACGGTCCGTATAGCCAGCTGAAGACCGCCAAGGGCGTTCTGACCAACGAGCTGAACAGCTGGTGGAACCGTAACCGTGAGGTACCCAACACGGGGTACATCGAAGAGACACAGACACAGTGGTATAGGCTCGATGGCTAATGCAAACAAGCAGTACGGAAGCGGCTTTGAGACAGACACTGTTGATTATCTCAGAGGCCGAAACCAGGTTGCGAGCCGCATTGCACGAACTGTCCCTGATGAAGGAGACGTTGTTCTTGGAGATGCGGAGTTCATCCTCCAGCTCAAGGCCAACCGGGACGCCAACACCTCAGCTTCACTGGGATCTCGTCTCGAATCCGCCAGAAAGCAAGCCCTTCAGTACGCCAAGGCGCGTTCTCTCGAACGTTCCCCCGTACCTCTACTACTGATCAAGAATCCACGCAAGTCCATTGGCAAGGCCTTTGTGGTCATGTACCTTGAGGACTTTGTAGATGACAGCACGCTTTAGGATCGAACCGATCCTTGAGGAGTTCGGGGCGTCTATCACGCCCCGTTCTTCTAAGATCAACTGTCCGTTTCACGATGACCAGAATGCCTCTGGCTACATCCCCGAGTCTCGGGAGTACTTCAAGTGCCTAGCCTGTGGCGTCCAAGGGGACGCTGTGAGGCTCCTACACGACCAGGGAGAGGGGATGAGCTGGCGTGACGCTTACACAAGAGCAGAGGGTCTTGCTGGAAAGCCAGACGAGTCGGTACCAGAGCAACCTCTACGTCGCGGCCGAGTACCTGGAGGCACGCGGGATTACAGAGGACACAGCCGTATGGGCACGGCTAGGAGTGGTAGATGACGAGATCCATGGAGATCCCGAAGCAGCCTTTCAGCGTCTCAGCATACCCTACATCACGCGGAGTGGAGTTGTCGATCTCCGCTACCGATGCATCCGGTCGCACGACTGTGGTGAGGTGGGCTGTCCCAAGTACCTTGGACGACCTGGCTCGACTCTTAGGATATACGGCGTTGACGATTTGGTTTCCGCCGGGGACACAATCGCGGTTACTGAAGGAGAGCTGGACAGGCTCATTCTACGCCAGCTTGGACACCCCGCAGTCGGACTCCCAGGAGCAGAATCTTGGAAGCGACATTGGCACCGACTCTTTGAGGACTTTCAGCGAGTGGTGGTCTTCGGAGACGGGGATGCCGCTGGAATTCGTTTCATCCGAAAGTTCCAGGACCAGTTCCCGCAGTCGGCGGAAGGTGTTCAGCTTCCTGAAGAGGAGGACGTGAACAGCATGTTCCTCCTAGAAGGTGGAGACTACTTTGACCGTTACCTACGGTGACTATCCGTTCTTCCCTGAGTTCAATCCTAGCCGACTGGACATCATGGAGACGGATAAGCTAGAATATTGGGAGAGGATAGCGGAGCAGGCCTACGAATTCTTCGAATACAAGGAAGACTTCATGGATTGGGTCTGCCGTCACTACTTCCTGGAAGACAACCGGCGCACTGCTGATGGTGCGTGGGATCTCGTGAAGTACGTCAAGGAGAATGACCTCGATGGGGATTGAAGTCTGGATCAGTCGTAACTACGACACGGACGAGTTCTACATGTGGGACGACAAGCCTCACTATGCAGACGTTTATGGTCCTATTGAAGTCTCGAACGAGCTGTACGAGCGTATCCGCGAGTGTGAGCGAGAGTACGACACTATCCAGGGCATTCTACAGGACATGGTCTACGATTGGACGTACCCGGAAGATGACTAAGTTCACCTGGGAGGCTGATAAGGCCTCCCTGGTCCTTAGGGTTACTAAGGACAGCAAGACCACAGAGTGGAAGATCCGCAAGAGCACGAACCTAGAGACGCTGTATCAGATCTTCAATGAGGTCGCGGTGGCCGTTGACGATTACGAGCACACAGCTCGTTTGACTCCGGTCTACGAGGAGGTCCGTGGTGGGCAGGATGCCCAGGACCGATGGGAAGCCCAGCTGGCAGCCGCTCAGAGCGCCTTCATGGCTGCCGTAGAGGGTGCGCAGCACCAGCAGACCGAAGAGGAGTCCAGGGCCGCTCAGGCTCGCCTAGCGGCTTCTAAGAGCATCGGTGCGAAGTGGTGGGACAACGACGATGACGATGAGCCTGCCTACGTCGCGATGCTTCCGGACTATGACGCTGGTGAGATCTGATGGTAATCATCATCCCCATGCCACCTGCGGGTGGCGGGGGTGGTAAGCCACCTCCGTTGCCCCTGGCAACTAAGATCGGGATCGCAATGGCAATCTCGTTCTTTCCGCTCATGCTGATCTGCCTATTGGTTACAGGACACGCGCAGAACCCATGGTTCACTATCCCGGCCCTGTTCAACCTGTTCGGCGGACTCATTCTGACCTTCGGAGGCCTGTTGTGGGACCTATGAAGTGGTATAGCAAGCTCGCCTGGGGATTCATCTTCGGAGTGCTGCTCTGTATGACAGCTCAGCTGGTGTTCGGATGAGAATCCTCGTAACAGGCTCCCGAGACTGGGATGACTCAGCGAAGATTGTCTCCATGCTTATGGCCTTCACCTACAGCCGTCAGAGCTATGTGGATGTCAATGACATTACGCTGGTTGTGGGTGCCTGCCCTACAGGGGCAGACAAAATCGCTGAAGATCTAGCAACAGCTTGGGGCTGGAAGGTTGAGAGGCACCCCGCCAACTGGCGGACACACGGTAAGGCTGCGGGATTCATCAGGAATCAGCAGATGGTTGACTCCGGAGCTGATATCTGCCTGGCTTTCCGAAGGAACGGGAGCGCAGGAACCACGCATTGCGGTGAAGCGGCCGAAAAGGCGGGTATCACAACGGTTTGGGTTGAAGACGACAGTCCTCTAGAGCCCAAGCCCACCCCAAGAAAGGTGACGGGTCTGTGAAGATCCTAACCCTCGACATCGAGATGGCGCCGAACATCGTCCACAGGTGGCAGCTCTACGGCAATGATAGCACAGCTCTCAGTCAGCTGGTGCAGCCACAAGAGATGATGTGCGCGGCGTGGAAGTGGTATGACGACTCCAGGACACAGTTCTGTGTGGCACCTGCCTACCACGATCTCATGCCGGATAAGTTTCCGCTAGACGCGCTGTATGAGGCTGTCGATCTAGCCGACGCCGTTGTAACCTTCAACGGTAAGAAGTTTGATATTCCGCGACTGAACACCGCGTTTCTTGAGGCTGGATTTAATCCACCTAGGCCGTACACCCAGATCGACTTGTACCAGGTGTTCAAGAAGGAATTCGGAAACCCGAGCAACAAGCTCGACTATCTCACTAACCGACTACTCGGGCACGGTAAGGTGAGTCATCAGGGACATGACCTGTGGGTAGCCTGTATGATGGGCGACCTTGAGGCATGGGCCAAGATGGAAGAGTACAACCGAGAAGACGTGGTGATTACAGAAGAGCTGTATGACTACGTCAAGGGCTGGATTCCAAATCATCCCAATGTGCTACTGTATGATGAGAATCCAGGCCTGAGGGCCTGTCCCAAGTGCGGTAGTTCCCACTATCAGTCGCGTGGAACGCGACAGCTCGCGACGGGCATCTACAACCAATACCAGTGTCAGAGTTGCTTCGGCTGGTTTAGAGATGTCAAGAGGATAGATGGATCAACCGTTCGATGAACTGGAACCAGTTCCGCTAACCGATGATGATATTCTGAAGGCTAAGCAGAGCGCGGTGCGCTCAGTCCGTAACAAGTTCTACGGATATGCCGAGTGGGAAGATCTCATGCAGGTAGCGGAGCTGGCGCTCCTTGAAACCCCTCAGAAGTTTGCCCGGCTGGCTGAGGCAGGAAACTACACGGGCGTGTGGCAGGAATTCAATCGCAAGTGCACGCAGTACGCGCATAAGCAGAAGGCAGCTGCTCTAGGCTACAAGCCAGAGGACCTGTTCTTCTACAGCAAGAAGGTGCTCCGCGAGATCATTCCCGTGATCCTTGAATCCTGGGAAAGCGGCGACCTGTATGAGTTCGAGTACAGTGACCGTGCAATGTGGGTCGATATAGACCGCGCACTACGCGGACTGACAGCCTCTGAGCTACAGATCATCCGCTGGGCCTTCGAAGGTGATGATGACACCGTGGCTCTCAAGCTCGGTATCAGTGAAGGCGCAGCCTCCATGCGGGTTAGCAGGCTCCTGGACAAGATCCGAGAGGGTCTGGGAGGGGAGAACCCCGCTCCGCGACGTAGGAGCCTTAGCAACGCTGCGAGCCAGGCTATGACTCGCAACCAATGGGACGGAGAAGGCTAGTGGATTATGATCAGCTACTGCTGGATTGGGCTAATAAGGAAGCCAAGCCTTGGCTCCAGAAGCAGCTAGAAGAGCACAACCGCTACAAGCCGAATCTGTTCATTGACAAGCTCTATGAGATGGCATACTTCATCAAGGGTGCCACGCTTGAGCACCTGCTGAACTGTTCTCCTCGCGTGTACGGCATCCCTGGTCATGAGTGGGAGTGCGGATGTTACAGCGAGTACACTCGCGATGATCGATGGATGGTACACGCCTACATCACCTGTCATCATGGCATTTACACACAGATGAGCCATGAGATCAGCTCGTGGCGACTCCCAGAGGTCTGGGATCAGTTCGAGGAGCTTGCAGCTCAGGATGAGGGATGCGCGTACGATGACCCAGACTACTGATCTTGAGTTTGTCAATGACTGGACAGAGCTTGAAGACGCGATCTATCTCCTCACCCATGAGCCAGAAACTTATGATCATGAGGACTATGATGCAGCCCTGGCCACGATCGGAACCTACGTTCCTCGCCTCTTGACACAGTATGCTAACCTGGTAGAGCTATCATTCGCTCTCACGGAAGGCTGGGAACAGTATGCCTCGCTACAGAAGCCCTCAGGGCTTTATCTGCCCGATAACCGGTAAGCCCGGTTACCCGACCTACCAGGCGGCCGAGAAGGCTCGCAAGTGGCTCAAGAGCCACAACAAGGGTAGGTTCGTGCACGGACTAGAGACATACGGCCCGTGTGATTGTGGTCAGTACCATCACACAAGCAGTAAGCCGCTAGGCTTAGTGCCAGCTGTTACATAGACGGAGCCCCCTCGCGAGAGGGGGCTCTCGTCATTCTCTCGTTAGTTTCGCAGGATCAGCCACCAGAAGAAGGCCAGGAAGACGAATCCCAACAAGCTGTCAAGAAAATCCCACATACCTGTCTCCTCAGGGATGCATGTACTTCAGATGGGCTTCGCCGATCATCCTGGCGTAGTCCTCGGTGCCGTACTCGTTGCCGACCTGTCCGCAGGAACAGCGCCAGCGGTAGCCGTTAGCTGTCTTCTCCGTCGATATCGACACAATCCTCCTTAGGGAAGCAAAGCGGGCAAGTAGCGTAACGATATCCGTATTGCTTAGCGTGCTCGTTGTCGTGAATGGTCCAACGGTTCTCGTCTCGCTGATCAGCCTTGTTCCACCCGTTCCGATACTTGTGCTGTCGGGACAGGTTGACTTCAGCAATGACCTTCGAGACTTGGGGCTCCATCAGCGTGCCCGGTTCTGTTCGTGCTTGAAGGCGCCTTGCAGGTTCATAGAGACCCTGCTAGCAGTCTGGGGAACGTACTTGTTCTCCAGCTCGTTCAAGCGAGCGATGAGCCGGTCCGCAGTGTCAGCCTTAACGATGATCCAAGGAGCATCGTAGCCAGGACCAGCCTTGAGGGTTACTGTGTAGGGTGCGGTATCTTCCATTAGTCGCAATCAGCTCCGTCCACGTACCAGTCGCGTTCGTACTCGGGGAAGTCAGAGAAGGGATCAAGGGGTCCCATGGGGATCTCGTTAACCTCCTCATCACTCCACGGGTACTCGTCGTCTGGGAAGTACTCCTCATCAGCTTCTTCGGGAGTCATGATCTCTCCTCTCTAGTATGCCAGTCTGGCACACTATCCAGTGCTCAGGATTCCTGAGCACCAGGTAGCACACTAGCGTGGGCAGTTCGGATCGTTCGGCACGACAAAGATAGAGCCGTACGGGTGGTCACCGTGGTAGGCGTCGTAGATGCCGTCCACACCGATGCACTTGAACCCCAGGTTGCTGAAGCCGTCGCTCATGTTGATCACGTTCATGGGCGCGTTGTTGTCGTTGCCGCTGCGCGGAGCGTCCTTGAACGGCTCCGTGTACTTGCTGTCACACGAGGCAGCCGAAGACCCGATCATGGCGACCAGCAACACAGCCAGTGCAGCCATGCGCTTCTTGTTCATGTCATCCTCTCCAGTGTACCGACCTGGCACACTCTAAGCCACGCGGCCCGGAGGCCGCGTAGCAAAGGCAGTGTCAGCTCTCGTCCAGCCAGTTCTCGATCGCGGTCTTGTGGTCCTCGCCGTAACCGGCGTAGACCTCTCCCCAGTCGGTGACCTGGCAGTTCTCGTCGGCCGGGAAGATCATGGTCTCGTCGCCCCGGTCGAAGGTGAAGGCACGGGAAACGGCGTAGTACTTGCCGTCCACCTCGATGTGCCACACGTCACCGTTCCAGCGGATCGTGTCGTCAATCACCTTGTACTCACGCATGACGGTTCTCTCCTATCTAGTGTATCACCCTGATACACTCCAAGACCTACGGGCCGAAGCCCGTAGATCATAGGGCGGATCAGCGCTCGCTGAGGAACAGCTCGATGGCCTCCTCGTGCGTCACGTTGGTGTACTTGCCCGGCTCGATGCCGCTGAACAGCACCATGGGCAGGTCGATCTCGCCGTTGCGGGCGGGGAAGACCATCGTTTCGTCCACCCCATCGGTGACCTTCGTGGTCCGGGAGGCGATGTACTCCTGCCCGTTCGCGATGAAGCTCACGCGCTCGGCCGTGCCACCGGTCATGGTGGTCACGCTGTTCCGATCGGTGATCGTGTACGCGGACATTTCATTCTCTCCTTAATGCTCGCCTATCTGGCCAGCTTAGCAATGCCCGCGTTTCCACGGACACCACTAGGGAGGTCAGATCACGCTGATATCCCAGATTCGATGCGCCTTGGTCAAGAGCAGACGCACGGTGACACCGCGATAGGTGCCGTTGTCGATCTCGTACGAGACAGAGCTATCGCTCTGTGTACGGTAGACGTTGCCGTTGTCCAGGTGAACACGCCATGCCGGATTGCCATTCACGCTGTTGTTCAGGCGCTCCAGATGGGTGATCACACCTTCGTCGGTGTTGGGTGCTTGAGCCATTACAGCTCACGCACGTCGATCGTGACCGAACCGTCCGACATGCAGACGATCATGCCCCGGATCCCCGCGTTCTCGGGCAGGCCCATGAATCGGGCCAGCTCACCGGTTTGCTGGGCTTCCCGCAGCACCGCAGCACCCACCGCATGGTTCTGAGTGGGTGCGTTGACCACGATGGTGTTCTCACCACCGTTGGGCGAAGTCATCTTGACCTCAAAGCTACGCATGACATTCTCTCCTATCCTTGCCCGCAACTTACGGACATGAAGCTGTACGGTAAAACCGTACAGCAACAAGAGCGTAGGTTACAGCTCTTCCACGCGGAGGTCGGTGACCTCCTCGCCGATGACCTGGGCGATGTTGCTCATGATCGCCTCCGGTCCCATGGTGTCGAACACGATGCGGGCGATCTTGCTGCCCACGGCGGTCACGCCGCCCAGGGTGGCACCAGCCAGGAACACGGCCCGGAGCGGGTTTTCCGCCTCGATCTCGGTCGAGTCCTCGGTGCCGTCCATGGTGATCGACACGCGATAGACGTTGGACATGATCATCTCTCCTTCGCTAGTTGCTTGCCTTCTGGCAAACATGGAAGCACACATCTTGCGATGTGCGCAACCACGCTGGTCAGAGAGTCAGCGTTACCGAAGTGTTCATGTGTCGCGAGATGTTGTGCATGAACAGCTCACCCTGTTGCGGGTCCTCCACCGTGCGGAGGGCTTCGGCCATCACCGCGATGCCAGCCAGGAACGCCGCGTGAGCGATGCTTCCGGCCATGATCGACAGGTCAGCGGCCACCGTGCCGTCAGTCATGGTGCACACCACGCGGTACATGTGGGTGTCCACCTCAACGTCAGCACATGCAGGCAAGGCGTCCTGGTTGTCGAACATCATTCTCCCCTCTGTTCGCACCCTGCGAACATGGCGACCACTCCGCCCCGTGACGGAGTGATCACTACGAACACAGGCTACTGCTGTTCGATGCCGCACGCCTCCAAGAATCGCGCCCTGTCAAAGCGCGGATTGTCAATCACGAACACGGTTGCTAGACCGCTCGCGATGGCCTCCAGTGCGGCTTCCGCACTGTCCAGGTTGTAGTCGCCCACCTCCTTGATCACGGCCGCCATGTCACGGTATTGCTTGCGAGACATGGACATGTTACATCTCCTCGATGGTTGCGGTGTGCCTGGTTCCGTGAAGAGTCTGCCCACAGGCCGCACAAGGCGTCCGGGAGAAGTCCTCCTCGTCGTCACCAGGGATGATGTACTCGTTGGGTTCCAGCTTGCCCAGAAGGCCAGCCGGATGCTCCTCGCCCTGCTCATCAAGCTCACAGCAGGTGCAAGGCTCACCATACGCCGCTGCGAACAAGCAGCACGTACAGATCTTGACAGGGTAGGACATCAGTACAACCCTGCCTCGTTGAGCGCCCAACCGTACACGGCACCCTTGAGCTTGTCGTTGTCCACGCCCAGCTCGTTCAAGAGTGTAACAATGTCCTGAAGGGACGAGTTGTCCACCAGGTTTTGAAACACGTCTTGCGCATCGCTGTCCAGGATCACGACGGACTCATGCACTTGCATCATCCTCTCCTTTCTAGATCCACTGATAGGATCTGGGCAGTGCACGGGAAAGCCCGTGCACCACTCGCTACCGATCAGTAGTCTTCGTCCTCCTCGTAGTCGTTGTACCAGTCCTCCTCCGGCTCCTCGTCGTCGTCCTCGGCCCACTGGCCGTCGCGACCCTCCACGAACGGCACGTCGTGCTGGTGCTGCTCGTTGTAGGCCGCCTCATCGGCGAGGAACAGTTCCGCCCAGACGGTGGCGATCTTCTCCACCCGACGCTTGGCCAGGATCGGAGTAGCGGCGTCACGCGCCGCGATCGGTGCCTCCATCAGCTCCCTGCGGATCTTCTCGCGCAGTTCCACCCGCTCGGGGTAGCTGAGCTGCGGGTTGGCGTCGGTGGCGGCGTCCTGCCGCTGGTACAGCACGTCACGGGCGTCGTTCACGAGCTTGTAGTACGGAGCCGTCGCGGCGTCGTACTCGTTGTCGATCACGTTGACCCGCTCGCCGAACTGCTTGTAGGCGCCGTAGCTGAGCAACTGCTCAGCGGCCCACCACCAGTCCCAGTCCTGAGCCTGGCCCACGGCCAGCTCCTTCGTGACCTCGACGGACACGGGGAACCGGTCCATGAAGCGGTGCCGGTACTCGGAGCACGGACGGTTGCGGAGGACCATGTCCCTGGTCAGCACGCGGCTGGTGGGGATCTTGGCGGCCTCCGCGAGGGCGGCCTTACGCTCCTCTTCGGCCTTCTGGCCGAGCTTGCAGGAGTCGCACGGGCAACCCTCGATGTAGTACGTCATGCTGATCACTCTCCCTGAATGGGTTTTGTATACCGACTGGCATACATGAAGAAGGTCATGCCCCGAAGGGCATGACCATCCTCACGAGTAACAGTAGGTTACTACAGCGTGACCCCGAAGAAGCCCAGCGCGCCGTCCTCGGCCGCCTTGACGTGGGTCATGGGCTCCGGAGCGGTGCCCAGCATGCTGTCCGTCAGCTCACCGTTGCGGTAGGCGTGGAACAGCCACTGCTCGCCGGTCGGGTACACCTTGCCCACCGTCCCGCCGCCGACCTTGGCCACGGAGATCTTCCAGTCACCGACCTCGTCGGTGCCGGTCACGTCGTACTCGGACTCGGTCCGGTACTCGGCGAAGTAGTCCGTGGGCTCGACCGGGCCGAAACCGTCGAACAGGCGGCTCAGGAAGGCGTCGAACGCCTCCTGGTTCTCCAGCTCGTTGGTCTCGTGGTTGATCCCGCAGTTGCTGCACATGTCAATCTCTCCTCTCTACCAACCAGACCAGTTCTGATTGGTCACTAGCAGCCACCATAGGTGGCCACTCGAAACCCGTCAGTTAGTCTCGATGACGGCATACACGTTGGTCACTTCACCGGCGACCAGCCATCGGCCGATCTCCTGTGCGTTTTCGTTGCCGGTACCAGCCATGGCAAGCATGGTGGCTTCAGCTACGGCGTGGTGGTCGTTGTTGGCCTCGACCCACAGGGTCGTGCTGTCCACTTTGTAGTGGCCCAGGACCTTACGAACGATGTGACCGTTGTAGAACGTCACTCGGTAGCAGTTCATCATCATGCTCTCCTCTCAACGTGCACCACTACGATGCACGTAGAACAACCGACAGGGAGAGCAGGCGACTGAGTCGCCACCCTGCCGATCATTCTTCAAGGAGAGAGAATGATCATTATCCCAGTTGCCATGGAGTCTGGGGTTCCACAGGCGCTGTCCTAGTCAGGGTCAAGGGGCAATTCTTGCACCCCAGGTCTTAGCTAGGCGGCATTCCC